CCTGAATCGGATCATGCGCGGAAAGAGGCTACCCTCGTTTCCGTATGTGACGGTGAAGGGCCTTTCTCCGAAGAGCGCTCCGACCCCCAAGCCTGTTAGCAAGCTTGGTGGAAGGAGGTCTCCGAAGAGAGTCCCTAGTCGTCGGACTGGTAAGCAGCTCAGACAGTTGTGGAATGCTGTCTGGTGTGGGCTTATCTCTTGTGGTCTTGGAACACGTGCTGGTTCGTGGGAAGTGCGTCGCTGGCTGTCGAGGTGTGCGTCCAGGAATGGATGGCTCAACACAGCCCGAGCATTGAAGGATGTTTGCGGGGAGCTTCGCGCTTCTGCCCTTGAGCAGAGGCGGTGTAAGCAACCCCCGGGGGCATACTTCCCACGACAGCTTCTTGGATGGCTTGACAGCAGACTTTCTGTAAAAGGCAAACTGGCCTTCTCCAGGGTTGCCCGCGCACTTCCATGCGCGCCGGAGTCTGTTATCCAAGAAGCGGTTGACCAGCACCTTAGCAGACTCTCCAGCAGACACGTGTCGCCTGTTGTTGCTATCAGGTCGATCAAGCAACACGTTTCCACACTGCTGAAGGGTGTGTTCCAAGAATGTAATCGGTTTTCCGTGCCTTCGTCGGCTGCCGCAGTGGTCGAATCGAGGAGAGAGGCCGGAGGATACAACTCCTACATGGCTGGCCATGCGCGTAGCGCATGGTCGGCTGTGGGCCGCGGGTTGCGCCGTGGAGGAGGTCCAGCGGACTTCAAGGACGAGGTGTCCCCTCTCGCTCATCGATTCGAGCACGCACTGGGCAAGAAATCCCGGCGCATGAAGTTCCACGAGCACCCGTTGGTGGCTTCCGCTCTTCGCAACGGAGTGGCTGCCACTGCCCTTCTTCTTCGGGAGTCGGACGGGGCTCGTGTTGTTCATCATGCTTCCGTGATTGCTGAGCTCGGGATGAAGGCACGAATCATTACCATCCCACCGGCATCGTGCTTTGCCAGAGGAGACCTTGTGAGACAGGTCCTCTGGCCAGCGCTGCTCTCTAGGATTCCGCAGATTCTCCCCTATGCTCCGCATACGGAGGAGAGAATCCTGGGCAGGTTGCAGGCTGGCTACCACCCAAGTAAGGTCTACCTTTCGGCGGACCTCACGTGTGCGACAGACGGGTTTGGACATGATGCGATCATTGCTGTGTGTGACGGTCTCAGGTCGGCAGGTCTCCCCACCGACCTTTACCGTGAACTCCGAGAGTCCCTCGGAGTTGGCAATGTACCGCACTATGTCCGATACCGCCTGTCGGACATGAGTGGCAGCATGGCACGTAGATGCCGAGAACGTTGGCAAGTGGTTGATGAGTGTGTGGAGATACCAAAGGTTCGCGGTTCCCTCATGGGAACTCCTTGTTCGTTCGCGATCCTTAGTCTCCTCAACCACTGGATGAGCGAGGGTCTTGGGCCCCAGAGAATCATTTGCGGTGATGATCTGGCTGCCTTGACTCATCGTGCCAACGTTCCTTCCTACGCCATACGAGCATCTGACGTGGGAAGCAAGCTCCATGAGGGGAAGTCTTACAGGTCTTCGATAGGCTTTGTTTTCTGCGAAGCTTATGCACTCCGTCAGCCCGACGGAGTGAGCCTGAGGTCCTTCAGACCTCCGTCCCTCAAGGAGTTTGTTAGGGAAGGTAATGGGGTCATGTCTCAGCATTCTGTGGACCCAACATCGTTCAATCGTCTTGCACGTTGCGCACGCACTCTGTACAAGAGGCAGCGCGATAGAGCGATGCGAAAAGGTCGACCTCCTTGTTTGCCTGCCAGCCTTGGCGGACTGGGCCATCCTTGCAAGGGACGGCTCAGTGTACCGCGCTGGTGCAGAGAAGCACTCAAGGAGCTCTATCTTTGTGAGAATGCTGAGCATAAGGGCTCGCATGATCCAACCGATTACATCCGTCCTCTTCTTGTTCCTGCAATCCCGGTTGATCGCAAAGCTCATAAACTTGCCCGTTCGTTTGTCAGTCAGCACGTTGACAGACGAAAGATTGATGAGCCTCAGCCGGGGGATCAGTTTGTTACCACTAAACAGATTGGCACCCTCGTGGCAATGGGTACCAATGCTGCTTATCTTGCTAGTGGTGGCAGTTTCAAGAAAGTTCGGACACAAGAGATTAGCCCAGGGAAGGTTAAGTGGCCTAAGCCCCTCGACTCTTGTCGTGGGGGGATCTTGTCCACTCACACAAGGATTCGTACAATCCTTGAGTGGGACAGGAGATCTAGGGAGGAGATCGGTCACTACTTCCCTGCTGCCTTTTCGGCGCATGTCCGCGTGCGAACACACGCCTACCGGGATAGTGATATCCCGGGAGATGTCGG